ATAACTAATCATATGAGATAATGGTAGTTTCTAATATAGTGAATATTACATATGGTCAAGATGTTGAATATAAAATTGAGCAAGAGACATTCACTGATGAAATTCATGCCATCTCAGCTACTAAAATCCTTGAGAAAATAGGTCTAATATAAGAATTACGATTTACTTCTAAATAGGCGGTGACACAGTTATACCATAAAATGACAGCATAGCTGGGGGATACAAAAATGAGTGAAGAAAACAAAGGCAATACCATGGCTGCCTCTACACCAGAGTCTTCCATTTTTGAACTATTATTAGCAAAAGAAGCAAATAGCTTTTTTAATGATAAAATATTTGAAATCATTGGTCCTGCATTTCATACCGTAGTCGGTTGTTTTGTAGGAATGATATCTGCTAACTTTATAAGGAAGTGATTCAATGGATCAGCTTCTTAATATAGTAAGAACAGTTGCACCATCTATTGCTACGGCGATGGGTGGGCCGCTTGCTGGTATGGCTGTACGCACCTTATCTGAGGCTCTCCTGGGTAAGCCTGACGGCAGCGAAGAAGAGCTGGCGGCGGCCGCCGCGAATGCGAGACCGGAGCAGCTCCTAGCCCTCAAGAATGCTGAAAATCAGTTCAAGCTCGAGATGAAAAAGCTCGATGTTGACCTGGAGCGTATCAGCGCAGGTGACCGCGGCAGCGCCCGTCAGATGGCCATGAGTACAAGAGATTGGACACCTCGAGCTCTAGCAGCAGTCATCACAATTGGGTTTTTCGGTGTGCTGATGTACATGCTCATGTTTGGATTGCCTGCCGCCGGTGGTGGTGAGGCCATGCTTGTGATGCTAGGTACATTAGGTACTGCTTGGGGTGCTATCGTATCTTTCTATTTTGGTTCTTCGGCTGGATCTCGCGCAAAAGATGAAGCCGCTGCGGCTGGAAAGAAGTAAGTCCTAAATAGTCTGGCTCAGTCTCGGAGGTAATTATGGCTGTACCCACGACGCGCAAGCTATTTAAGGATTATTGCCTTCGTCGGCTCGGTTATCCTGTAATTGATATCAATGTCGATGATGGTCAGCTTGATGATCGCATCGATGATGCTCTCGCATATTATCGCGATTTTCATTTTGACGGCACCGAGCATGTATATCTGTCATATAAAATCACACAGTCTGATGTGGATGACAAGTTCATAACTTTGCCGGATGATATCAATTATGTCATTCGCATTTTTGATATCGGTCGTGCAACCAGCGTATCAAATCTATTCAATATTCGCTATCAGATCCATCTAAATGATCTCTTTGATTTCACAAGCACTACCTATGTGCCATATGTTATGGGTATGCGTCATATTGAAGAGCTAGAGCAGATTTTTGTTGGTAGCAAACCAATTCGTTTTAATCGACATAATAATCGACTCTATGTTGATATGAAATGGGATAAAGATGTAAAGGTCGATGATTTTGTGATCATAGATTGCTACCGCACTTTGGATTCAGAGACATACAGTGATGTGTGGTCAGATCCTTGGCTAAAGAAATATGCGACTTCTCTTATCAAAAAGCAGTGGGGTGAAAACCTCAAGAAGTTTGAAGGTATGAATTTGCCCGGCGGTGTTAAGTTTAATGGTCAGAAGATTTGGGATGAAGCAAATGATGAGATCAATATCCTTGAGAGAGAAATGAATAGCGGCTATAGCTTACCAGTTATGGACATGCAGAATTGATATGTCGGTTAACAAATATTTTCAAAATTATAGCTACGGCCGTGAACAAAGGGTCGAGGATGATCTGATTGTTGAAGTCATCAAGATTTATGGCGTTGATGTTCAGTATATGCCTCGTACTATTTTCAATGAGATTGAGGAATTTGGTGAAGATCCTCTCTCACAGTTTAATTTGGCTGTACCAATTGAAGTATATGTCAACAATCTGGAAAACTTTCAGGGTGAAGGTGACTTTCTAAGCAAGTTCAATCTGGAAATACGCGATCAGATCACATTGACCATGGCACGCCGCCGCTGGGATCAGATACGCACCGAGAAGCTATCTGATGAAGTTGGTAATATATACTTGGTCGAAACTAATTCAGATTCATATTCATCAAATACCGATAATTATCTGCTAGAAGTTGGATCTGCAAACGGTTATTCAATATCATCATCAAGACCACTTGAAGGTGATTTGATATACATTCCATTTATCAATAATGGTAATGGTGCGATATATGAAATCAAGTTTGTGGAACATGAACGCATATTCTATCAACATGGTAAGCTTTATACCTATGAGATGACATGCGAGCTATTTCGCTATAGCTCAGATCGCCTTGATACTGGTAATAATGATATTGATATTATTGAGACTAGACTATCTCGTGATCTGCAACAGCAGGGTTACCTTATGGAAAACTCCGATCTATTGGTGCAAGAAGAAGGTAGCTATTTGATTCAAGAATATCGCATCGAAACCGTTGCATCTACTGCTAACAATGAGCTGTTTACTCAGAGATCATTTATTGATGTGAATTTCAGCGAGAGAAATCCATTTAGCGAAATAGATAGGTATTAAGCCATGCCAATATTTGGATCGACTTTTTACCACCAGACACTACGCAAATATGTGATCGCGTTTGGTAATATGTTCAATGATTTGACCGTCGAGAGAATTGATGCAGCTGGTAAGTCATTGCAGACAATTGCTGTGCCCATATCATATAGCCCGAAAGAAAAATGGCTTGCTAGGGTCCGCAATAATCCTGATCTAACAGCTCAAGTACAGACTATTCTACCTCGCCTTGCATTTGAGATTACTGGATTTGAATATGATGGTTCTAGGCGGCTTTCATCTATCACGCGCAATGTTGCAATATCCAACACAGATACAAACCTATTCAAATATCAAAGAACACCAGTTCCTTGGAATATATCATTTGCCCTTCACTCATATGTCAGAAATGCAGATGATGGTGTTCAGATAATGGAGCAGATTTTACCTTATTTTGGTCCTGAGTGGACAAATTCTTTAAACTTGATCCCAGAGATGGGGATTACAATGGATGTGCCGACAATATTGAATGGTTTATCAATAGATGATACCTATGAAGGTGACTATGAAAATCGCAGGGCGCTAATATACACTTATAATTTCACAATGAAGGGTTGGTTCTTTGGTCCTGTGCGTAATAATTCTGCCGGTGGTATCATTAAGCGCACCAAAATCAATTTGCATTCGCTTGATACACGTGCTAAAGCTAATACCCTATATGGCATCACTATTGATATCACGGATGAAGAAATCAAGAAATCATTATGGAATTCTAGGGTTCAAGTGCAGCCAGGATTACATGCTAATGGTGTTGGTACAGCTAATAGTGCAGCATCAATTAGTCTAAATCTAATTCAAGCAAATTCAGCTTGGAAATATGCACCTAATACATTTTTCCATGCAGATGGCCGCAAATACGATCCGATAACAGGGCAGGATACGTAATATGAGCAGTTTACATGATGGTCTACGAGATACTTTAGGACTACCAGAACCAGAGAAGAAAGAAAGCTTACCAACAATCATCGAGGAGAAAGTTGGCGATCCTCTAGATGTTGATTATGATGAGGCTCGCAAAAATCTAAAAGATGTGATTGGTAAAGGTAAGGATGCATTAGAAGGTCTTTTGCTTTTGGCACAGAGCACAGATTCTCCCAGAGCTTATGAAGTTGTTGGTCAGCTTATCAAAACAATATCCGATGTTAGCAAAGACCTTATCGACCTACAGAAGCGAGTAAAAGATATACGTGGTGAAACTGCTTCATCCAGCACTGTAGTCAATAATGCTGTATTCATAGGTAGCACAGCTGAACTTCAAGCAATTATAAACGGTCGCAAAAATGATGATATAATTGATGGTGAGATGACTGATGTCTGAAAACTATCTAGGCAATCCTAATCTGAAGAAAGCTGGTGTTAAAGTAAACTATACCGAAGAGCAAGTTCGCGAATATCACAAATGTGCTAAAGATCCAGAATACTTTATTTCAAGTTATATGAAGATTGTGAATGTAGATAAAGGTCTAGTAAATTTTAATATGTACAAATATCAACGTAAGATGGTAAATACATTTAAAGATAATCGATTTACTATCTGTAAGATGCCACGTCAATCTGGTAAATCTACTGTGGTTACAGGTTATCTTTTATGGACTGTTCTATTTCAAGACAATCAAAGCATTGCCATTCTAGCTAACAAAGGTAGTTTATCCCGTGATATGCTTGGTAAAATTCAGCTAGCATATGAGCATCTACCAAAGTGGATTCAGCAAGGTATTGTTGTTTGGAACAAAGGTAATATTGAGCTTGAAAATGGTTCAAAGATACTTGCATCTGCGACCTCAGCAAGTGCGATCCGTGGTGGTAGCTTTAATACAATTTTCCTTGATGAATTTGCATTTGTACCCAGAAATATAGCAGATGAGTTTTTTGCATCCGTTTATCCTACTATTAGCTCCGGTAAGACTTCTAAGATTATCGTTGTATCAACACCAAATGGTCTAAATCATTATTATAAGATGTGGATTGATGCTGCTGAAAAGCGCAGCGAATATGTGTCTATTGAAGTTCATTGGCGTGATACACCTGGGCGCGATGATAAATGGCGTGAACAGACAATTCGAAATACCAGTGAAGAGCAGTTCAAACAAGAATTTGAAACTGAATTTCTTGGTAGTACTCTTACACTAATATCAGGTGTCAAGCTAAGGTCTATGCCCTTTCGCAGTGTGTCTCGCGATGGCTGGGGTGTTGATATCTATGAAAACCCTGAATATAAGCATACCTATGTTACCGTGGTTGATACTAGTCATGGAGTTGGTTTAGATTATTCTGCATTTATAATATTTGATGTATCTAAAGTACCATATAAGATGGTTGCAAAATACCGAAGCAATAATGTAGTTCCGTCTTTTTACCCTGAAATCATAGCTAGATATGCAAAAGCATATAATAATTCTTATATTCTAGTCGAAACAAATGATATAGGTAAGACGGTTGCGGAGGTATTGCAACGAGACCTAGAATGTGAAAATGTATTATCGACTACTCAGATGGGCCGCGCTGGGCAACAACTTAGCACAGGTTTTTCTGGTAGATCCCAGCTTGGGGTGACAACATCTAGATTTGTCAAGGCCGTTGGTTGTGCTAATCTGAAAGAGTTAATTGAGGGTGATAAGCTTATAGTCGAGGACTTTGATGTCATTGAGGAGCTATCAAACTTTGTATCAAAAGGCAGCTCTTTTGAGGCTGAAGAAGGTTATAATGATGATCTTGTAATGACTTTAGTTTTATTTGGATGGTTGACCAAGCAGTTATATTTTAAAGAACTTACCGATATAGATATACGTCAAAGGATTGCTGATGAAAAGCTGAGAGAGATGGACGAGGATCTTCTCCCAGCAGGATTTTATGATGATGGTATGGGAGAAGATCCTATGTCACTGGATGGAGGTAATTCATTCAGTGAAGATGATTCGATGGATCGTTGGATAAGAGTCTGATGGCTATTTTATAAATATCGACGATAGACTAGCATCAGATACCTAGGAGGAAATGTTCATGCCATTTCAGATTTCCCCCGGCGTAAACGTGAGTGAGATTGATCTCTCAACGATCGTTCCTGCCGTCAGCACCACGGAAGGCGCCATTGCAGGCGCTTTTCGTTGGGGCCCAGTACAGAAACGTGTGCTTGTTGATAACGAGGATACGCTTGCTGTGCAGTTCGGTAAGCCGGATTCTAACACAGCGGCTGACTTCTTCACAGCAGCCAGCTTTCTCGGTTATGGCAATAAGCTGTATGTCGTTCGCGTCATCAATGAGGCGGGCTCTACCAGCAACGGTCGTAATGCGACGTCAAATGCGGCCAATACGACCAATACGGTTATCAAGAGCGATGATGACTATGAGCTAAATTTTTCATCAGGTATCACTGGTGTTGGTGAATTTGTCGCAAAGTACCCAGGTGCTCTTGGTAATAGTATTCGCTGGTCAATCTGCCCAACAGCTAATGCCTGGCAAAGCACTTTGACTGGCACTCTGGCATTTACAAACAACAGCACTACTGTCACAGGCTCAGGTTCTGCTTTTAATACGCAGATTCGTGTCGGCGACCTCTTGCTTGCTGGTCCTGACAGGACAGAAGTGCAAGTTGCCACCGTATCCAATAATACGAGTTTGACATTAAGGTCAAAATACGTCGGCAATACAGTGGCATCACAGTCATCTGTGTCGCGTCGCTGGGAGTTTTATAACTTCTTCGATGCTGCCCCAGGCACATCAGAGTTTGTCTCCCGCCAGGGCGGATCAAGCGATGAGATTCATTTCATTATGGCTGATGAAGATGGTGCGATTTACGGTCGTGCTAATACAGTCATTGAACGCTACCCCGCGTTATCCAAGGCCTCAGATGCGCTAACAGCTGACGGTGCAACTAATTTCTACAAGAATGTGATTAATGAGCGGTCTCAGTGGCTTTGGTGGACTGCTCATAGCTCATCCATCGCAAATGCCGGTAAGACAGCTTTGGGCACCAATTTTGGTGGTGGCAGCCAGGCGCGTCCTATCAATGCATCGCTAACACTTGGTCGCGATGGCGCATTACCTCGCCAAGCTGACTATATCGTCGGATATAATAAGTTTGCTAATCCTGAAGAGGTTGATGTCTCGCTGATTCTCACAGGTGATGGTAATCAAACTAAAGCGATTCACGTCATCAATAATATTGCTGAAGTTCGCAAAGATTGTATCGCGATAATCTCTCCGCGTCGCTCAGATGCTGTGAATAATTCAAGCTATGTGGGTAAGGAATCTGATGACTCCATCACATTCCGCGATCTGCTACCGTCATCATCTTATGCGGTAATGGATAGTGGTTACAAATACATATATGACAAATACAATGACTTGTATCGCTACATTCCGTTAAATGGTGACACAGCTGGTCTCATGGTTCGCACAGACAATGAGCGCGATCCTTGGTTCTCACCCGCTGGATTCAATCGCGGCCAGGTTAAGAATGTGATCAAGCTTTCGTTTAATCCAACCAAAGCCCAGCGCGATCAGCTCTATAAGAGCGGTATTAATCCGGTGTCAACATTCCCAGGTCAAGGTACTGTATTGTTCGGTGATAAGACGCTGCTTGCAAAACCATCAGCTTTTGACCGCATCAACGTACGCCGCCTATTCATTGTCCTTGAGAAGGCCATCGCGACTGCTGCGAAGTTTACCTTGTTTGAATTTAATGATGAGTTTACACGCGCACAGTTCCGCAATCTTGTCGAGCCGTTCCTGCGTGATGTGCAAGGTCGCCGCGGCATTTATGACTTCCGCGTGGTCTGCGATGAAACCAATAATACACCAGAGGTGATTGATCGTAACGAGTTTATCGGTGATATCTATGTCAAGCCGGCGCGGGCTATCAACTTTATCCAATTGAACTTCGTCGCCGTCCGCACCGGCGTCGAGTTCTCTGAAATCGTCGGTCGGGCTTAAGGCGCGGTAAGGAGATACAGATATGGCTTTTAATGTATCAGAGTTTTCGTCCGCAGGCCTTCCATTTGGTGGTGCGCGGCCGTCGCTCTTTAGCGTCATTGTCGACACGCCGTCAGGCGTGCCCAATATTGGTGCTCGCATCTCATTCACTGGTCAGGCATCTCAGATTCCTGGTAGTTCAATTGGCGTAATCGAGCAGTCATACTACGGTCGCCGCATTAAAATTGCTGGCACTCGTACATTTGCTAACTGGAGAGTCGACGTTCTCAACGACGAAGATTTCCAGGTGCGCCATGCGATGGAAGTGTGGAGCAATGAAATCAATCGTCATCAAGCGAATCTTCGTGCTCCACAGCTTGCTACTTCTGCATCTTATCGGACCACTGCTACGGTGACACAGTATGCAAAAACAGGCGAAGCGATTCGTACATATCGTTTCGTCAATATTTTCCCAACCGAGATTGGTGCTATCGATCTTGCTTGGGCAAACGGCGATCAGATCGAGACATTCCCAGTCGAATTTGCTTATGACTATTGGGATCTCGTGACTCCAGGTATTACGGGCGAGTTAACGGTCTGAGAATAACGCCCAAGTATAAACTACCAAAGGTCCGCTAAATATAGCGGACCTTTTTTTTGAGGAAAACCTATGGCCATAGAATTATTTGGCTTTCGCATCGGTAAGGCGGAAGACGCGGCCAGAAAGGCAGTAGAAATACCGTCTTTCGTACCAGAGCAGAAAGATGACGGCGCAGTAGAGATAGCACCTGGTGGTGCCTATGGCACGTTCGTTGATCTTGAAGGTACAGCCAAGAGTGAAGCTGAGCTAATCACTCGATATCGTGAGATGTCGATGAATGCTGAGGTTGAAGCTGCTATTGATGACATTGTAAATGAAGCTTTGGTCTCTGACGGTGATGCTAGCATAATACGTATTGACATGGATAACCTAAAGCAACCAGATAAAGTCAAAAAGCGGATTGAGCAAGAATTTGATAATATTCTTGAGCTCTTAGATTTTTCTAATATCTGCTATGAGATTTTCCGTCGCTGGTATGTTGATGGTAGACTCTATTATCATATCATGATCGATGTAAAAAATCCTCGAGCTGGTATCAAAGAGCTACGTTATATTGATCCTCGACGTATTCGTAAGGTTCGCATCCCGCAGAAGAAAATTAATTCTGATGCGCCCAAAAACAATAATCCTATGGTGCCTGCATATTCTGAATATTATCTGTATAATCCATCAGGATTGGCAGGTTCGGCATATTCGCAGGGCACCAAGATTTCACCTGATTCCGTATGCTATGTTAATTGTGGATTGCTTGATAATCGCAATCGTATGGTGCTTTCATACCTGCATAAGGCGATCAAGCCCCTTAATCAAGTACGCATGTTAGAAGATGCCGTTGTTATCTATCGACTAAGCCGTGCTCCTGAACGCCGTATATTCTACATCGACGTAGGTAATTTACCGAAGCCTAAGGCTGAGCAATATTTACGCGATATGATGATACGTCATAAAAACCGTCTTGTATATGATGCTTCAACCGGCGAAGTGCGCGATGACCGCAAATTCATGACAATGCTTGAAGATTTCTGGTTACCTCGGCGCGAGGGTGCGCGTGGCACTGAAATCACAACACTACCAGGTGGTCAAAACTTAGGTGAGATGGCTGATGTTGAATATTTCAAAAAGAAATTATATCAAGCATTGAGTGTACCTATTAGCCGTCTTGAGCCTGAAGGACAATTTAGCTTAGGTAGATCCAGTGAGATAACTCGTGATGAGATTAAGTTCAATAAGTTTGTGGCACGTCTTCGTCATAGATTTACATTGCTATTTGATCATCTACTTGAGATTCAGCTAGCACTAACTGGTGTCATGTCACGGGAAGAATGGCATGAAATGAGGTCATATATTAAATATGACTTCCAGAAAGATAATTATTTTTCTGAGCTTAAAGACCAAGAAATTATGACATCTCGTCTTTCATTGCTTGGTCAAGTCGATCAATATACAGGTAAATATTTTACTAAAAAGTGGATTCAGAAGAATGTGCTTCGTATGTCAGATGATGATATCGAAGAAATGGAATCTGAAATTGCTGAGATAGATGCAGATGATATGGATAAGAAAATAACTGATGCTAAGAATCAGCCTGAGATTGAAGATGAAGAATCTGATCAAGATAAACCTCAAGTGGAGGAACAAGTAAAACCTCTGACAGAGGAAGATAAAAAGCTGATTGAAAGGATGACTAGGGTCCTGGAAGATACCATACTGATCGAAGACCTCAAGGGGTAAAAGATAGGATGGATGTTCTTCAATCAGCCAAAGTCTTAGCTGCTGCTGTCAAAATAGCTCAAACTGAAGCCACTAAGATAAAAGCTGAGATTATCAATGAGATCAAGGAAGGACCTCAAGGTCCGCCGGGTCCTCCCGGTGGTCCACCTGGCCCTCCCGGTCATCAGGGCCCCGCTGGTCCTCAAGGTCACCCAGGTTCTAGGGGAGAAAAGGGGGATATTGGTGATAAAGGTAATCCTGGTAAAGATGGCGCACCAGGTGAGAAAGGTTCTCGAGGCGAGAGAGGATTCAAGGGCGAAAAGGGTGACCGTGGTGATTTAGGACCAAAAGGTGATCAGGGTCCTAGAGGTGAGCCTGGCCATAAAGGTGATAGAGGACCTAAAGGTGATATTGGACCAGCTGGACCTGAGGGCCCTCAAGGGCCTCAAGGAGAAAGAGGTTTTGTAGGTCTACAAGGTGAAAGAGGAGACCGAGGTCCACAAGGTGAACAGGGGCCTGAGGGTCCTCAAGGACCACAGGGTGGGCGGGGTGAACAAGGTTTACAAGGTGAGCAGGGACCTAGAGGTCTAATAGGACCAAAAGGTGATAAAGGTGATAGAGGCGATTCTGGTCCAATGGGGCCACAAGGTTTACAAGGTGAAGTGGGCCCACAGGGTCCACCAATCGATCTTACAATAGTAGAAAAAAAGTTTAGCACCCTAGAACAAAGAGTTGCTACACAGATTAGCAGGCTAGCAACCACAGCTGCGGTAACAAGTGGTGGTGGCACGGGCTCAGGTGAAGTATTGCTTCGACGTCTTGATGATGTTGATTATAATTCTACACTATCACCAACAAATGGGCAGTCTTTGATATGGAACTCTACATTAGGTAAGTGGCAAGCTAATACAGCTGCTGGTGGTGGTGGTGGTGGTGGTGGTGGATCTATCACCATCAAAGAAGAAGGCACTGTAATAGGTAATAATGTTACTCAGATTGATTTTGTTGGCGCGACAGTAACTGCATCTGGTAATTCTACTGTCATACAAATACAGAGCGCAGCAATTGGTAATAATATATCAACAACCCTACAAACTAAAACGATTATACCTGCATCAAATAATACCTTTAATATAGGATCATCCGAGCGCAGGTTTGCAAATCTTTATCTTAGCGGTAGCACAATATTTCTTGGTAATACGACACTAAAATCAAGCACCACTGGCCAGCTTAAAGTCATCACTAAAGCCGGTCAGGTTGAGAATTTGGTTTCAAATTCATTTCTTACGACAACATTTCAGACTAAATCTATTGAAAGAGCAGCATTAGCCAATACAAATCTAGCAATTATTAATGTCAAAAATAATCTGACATCAACAAATACTGCTCTTCGTATTTTGATTTCTGATAGATTACAAGTAGCTAATGCTGCCAGCATATATCAAACAAAATCTATTGAAAGAGCAGCATTAGCCAATACAAATCTAGCTATTGCTACAAGATTGCAGGTATCCAATGCTTTTAGTTCATTGACGGTATCTGCATCTAATACAGCGTCTATATCGACTCGTCAAGCTGATCTGACATTAAACTCCGCAATAGTCGCTAATCCTGCTGGACACTTGAGAATAACCATATCAGGTATTGTATATAAGATTCCATATTTCTTATAAGGCAATTAACAAAGTTATAAATATGGATATTAAATAAGGAGATGAATGATGACGCCCACAGAAAGAATTGAAGCTGCTATTGGTGGTCTAATAAGCGGCAATCCACTTGCATTTTCGCAAAATATTCAGGCTGCGTTGATGGATAAGCTAGTGGATCGTATGGACATCGAGAAGGTAAACATCGCATCTCAGATGTTCAATGCCGATTCCACGCAACAGGAACCGTCGGAGGAGCAAGATGCCTAAGAGGCTAGCTGATATTAAAGAGGCGGCTCGACGCCTCCGCGAGGCCGCCTACGTTGCGACCGTGCCTGCTAAGAAGCGTACATATCGCTCAGATACATTTGTCGATGATGATGAGTCTCGGTCGCTAGAGCCTAAAGCTGCTGGTGAACGTGCATTCAAGAAAATGCATACATCAACTATAACAGACTTTGGTGATCAAGACAAGAATATCAATCAGGCTGATACAAAAAAGCGTATTAATCACCGTGCCGGTGATGAATTAAAAATTGGTGAGCGCACTCCGATTCGGCAAGATATGTCTAAGGTTGCTGCGGATAATCTAGGTTCATATACAAAGCAAACTCCGCCAAATTATGCGGATAAGCGTGGTGGTGATACTTCAGTGGTTCGCATATCACCGTCTGCGGTGGAGCCATATTCTATAAAATCACCTCGCGTTTCGATTAAGGCTGTTGAAAGCAATCCCGCACCAAGCTCCGCGGAAAAGAGTGGTGAGAAGGATGTGGTTCGCACATCTAAGACATCAATCAAGCAATTCCGCGAATCAATGCAATTTGGCATTCGTCGTATTATTGAATCTAAGATTGGTGGTCGAGTTATTTTCGAAGATGGTCATGTAGATGTCGATAATGATCTGGCGGCTAAACTGGCTGAGGTTTATTCTCTTCTAGAAGGTGAGAATGCTGCAAAATTCATTGAGATTGGTTCAATGAGTGCTAAAGGTCTTCGTGATATTATTGACTTTGTATTGAATCCAGATGTTGAGGAGACTGACTAATGGCGATTGATCGCGTAGTTTCAAAAGGCATCAAGGGTGGTTATGTTGTTGGCAACTTTGCTGCCGGCGGCGCAATTCAGCTAAACAGCTCAAATGCAGTAGTGGCAGCCAATTCAGTCGGTGAGACAGTTCAGGAGATGTTTATCTCTGTAGTTTCATGGTCAACATCAAACGGTGTGACATTTAATATTAAGCGTGGTGCCAATACTGTGCTTAATCTAGCCCTATCCGGCGTATTTGATTTTCAGGCGGCGGGCATCGGTCTTGAGACAGGGGGTGAAGCATCTGCTAATGTTGTTGTGACTAGGGCAGGTACAGGTCCCGCATCTCTGGTAATCAAGCTACACAAGCGTCCTGCCATCACTGGCGGATCATCTTACTAATAAGGATACCTGAGATGAAACTCATCTGCGAAGTCAACGAGGAGCTCAAGATCATCACAGAAGCTAATGAGCGCGGTGGTAAGAGCTACTTCATTGAAGGTGTTTTTATGCAGGCTGAGCAGAAGAATCGTAACGGCCGCCTATATCCTAAGCAGATTATGGAACGTGAAGTCAATCGTTACATTCGCGAGCATATTGAACAAAACCGCGCTTATGGTGAGCTTGGTCACCCATCGGGCCCAACCATCAATCTAGAGCGGGTTTCACATATGATCAAAGAACTACGTCCAGATGGTAATAATTACATCGGTCGTGCTAAGATCATGGAAACACCTTACGGTAACATCGTCAAAAACTTGATGGATGAGGGTGCTCGTCTTGGTGTCTCTACAAGAGGCATGGGTTCTCTAAAAGAACGCAATGGTTGCATGGAAGTGCAAGATGACTTTCACCTAGCTACCGCAGGTGATATCGTTGCTGACCCATCAGCTCCGGATGCTTTTGTTCATGGCATTATGGAAGGTAAAGAATGGGTTTGGGACAACGGTGTCCTGAAAGAAGTTGAGGTTGCATCCTATAGAAAGCATATTAATAAAGGTGCACGCAGTCGCCGCACGGAAGAAGAAGTCTTGCGTGTATTTCGCGACTTCGTTTCCAAGCTGTAATATTCAAATTTTATAAATATCACCGGGCAATTCCATCAAGGTCCTGAGGAGATACCAAAATGAGCCAAGTTAAGCAGATCGACGAAGCGGATGCGCCAGGCGCACATGTTCCTGGTCCAGTCGGCGACAAGGTCACACCTCCTGGCGGCGATAAGGACGGCGAGCATGATACCATCCGCACTTCACCGACATCTGTGAATCCTGCGTCACGTTCATCGATGGTTTCAGCCATCGTGAATACAGTATCAAAAATGACAAAGGGTGAGCTAAAAGCCACTTATGCGAAGGTCATGGGTCTTCCTGACGGTGAACAAGAATACCAAATGCAGGGTACTTCAAAGATCGTGCAGCCTCCTCGCGTGACATCAGAAGATGTCGATGTCTCTGATGACATTCATGCAATCTTCGAAGGTGCTGAAGTTTCTGAAGACTTCAAGTCTAAAGTTTCGGATATTTTCCAAATCGCGCTTGTGACAAAAATTAATGAGAAGCTGGAAGAAATGGCTGCTATTCAGCAAATTGAGATCGGCGAAGCTGTTGAGTCAAAGACTTCAGAGCTTATTGATCAAGTCGATTCATATCTTGACCACGTTGTCGAGCAGTGGATGGAAGAGAATAAGCTTGCTGTTGAGACAGGCCTCCGTGCTGAAATTGTAGAATCCTTCATGTCAGGTCTTCGCAACCTATTCACCGAGCATTATATTGATGTACCAGAAGGTAAAGAAGACATCGTAGAAAATCTCGCTTCTCAGGTTGAGGAGCTGACAGCGGCCCTTAATAAGGAGATCGAAGCTTCAGTCGAACTACGCACAGAGAATGAAGCTCTGGTGCGCGAAATTGTCGTCGCTGAAGCTACAGACGGTCTTACAGATGTGCAGGTTGAAAAGTTGGTGAAGCTAACAGAGACCATCACCTTTGATAATGCCGAATCTTTCGGCGAGAAGGTGCAGTCTCTTCGCGAGAGCTATTTCCCCTCAGGTCGCAAGGCTGCACTAAAGTCGGTTCTCACGGAATCTCTTGATGTCGATCCTATCGACAATACAGATGAGAAGACACCTACGGGTCCGATGGCTCAGTATGTCGCGGCCCTGTCACGCATTTCCAAGAAGGCTTAAAAAATAAATAGCCATAATTCCCTAAGGAGGAAAAGGAGAGTACCATGAATACAGAGTCTCTGATCCAGAAGTGGGGCGCGGTCATCGACCATGGTGACCTCCCTACCGTCAAGGATTCCCACAAGCGCGCCGTTCTGGCTCAGCTTTTGGAAAATCAAGAATACGATGCTCGTCAGCAAGCCATTGGCTCTGGCGGTTATCGCGCGCCTGGTCTTCTGGGTGAAGCCGCTCCCGCGAATGCGATGGGCACATCTTCGTCAGTAGCCTCCGCTGGTAATATTGATATCTTCGACCCAGTGCTTATCTCACTGGTTCGTCGCTCAATGCCAAACCTGATTGCTTATGATATTTGCGGTGTGCAGCCGATGACTGGTCCAACAGGCCTGATCTTCGCTCTGCGCTCACGCTTTGACTCGCAGACAGGCACGGAAGCGCTGTTCAACGAAGCCAACACCACGTTTTCTTCCGCGGCAGGCGGCAATACAGCTTCTCGCTTTGTGGTTGCGAATACGGCTTCAGGCCGCGTGCAGGACGGCAATGACCCGACAGCTCGCGTAAAGGCCGGTGCTTCTGGCTATACCGTTTCAACTGGTATGTCAACAACTCGCGCAGAAGCTCTTGGTGACGGTGCGACAAATGCATTCCAGCAAATGGCATTTTCAGTCGAGAAGGTTGCCGTGACCGCTGTGTCTCGTGCGCTGAAGGCTGAATACACGATGGAATTGGCGCAAGACCTGAAGGCGATCCATGGTCTGGACGCCGAATCAGAACTTGCGAATATTCTGTCAGCGGAAATTCTCTCAGAAATCAACCGCGAAGTGGTTCGTACAATCAACTACACAGCGACATCCGGCGCTCAGGAAAATGTGACCTCAACCGGCACATTCAATCTTGACGTTGACTCAAATGGTCGTTGGATGGTTGAGAAGTTCAAGGGTCTGCTGTTCCAGATCGAGCGTGAAGCTAACCAAATCGCGAAGGCTACCCGTCGCGGTAAGGGCAACGTGATGATCTGCTCATCAGACGTTGCTTCAGCTCTGTCAATGGCTGGTGTGCTTGATTATACACCTGCTCTGTCAGCGAATCTTCAAGTTGACGACACAGGCAACACCTTTGCTGGTGTGCTAAATGGCCGTATGCGTGTGTATGTCGATCCGTACTTCTCATCATCTTCAGGTAAGCAGTATCTGACAGTTGGCTACAAGGGCTCAAGCGCCTTCGATGCCGGTCTGTTCTATTGCCCGTATGTGCCGCTCCAGATGGTGCGCGCCATCGGTCAGGATACCTTCCAGCCGAAGATTGGCTTCAAGACTCGTTATGGTCTGGTGGCCAACCCGTTTGCTACATCTACAGCCGACGGCACGATTGGTTCATTCGGCGATGCGAAGGCCAATATCTACTACCGCTTTGTGGCCGTGACAAACCTGATGTAAGATATCAGGCTCACGCCGAGCAATAAGAGCCCCGTGGGAGAAATCTCACGGGGTTTTTTTGTGCCTAAATAGTATCACGGAGGGCAACAATGAATACTAGGGCCGATCAACCTACTAATTTAAATTACCTATCACCGCTTGGCTTTAGATTTGCTTTGCGTCGTCTGCCAACCGTCAATTATTTTTGTCAGTCGGTCGATATTCCTGCTATTAGCATGACGCCAGTGGCCACATATACTCCTGTAGGTACTCTGATTAGACCGGGTGACAAGCTGGTCTATGATCCACTGACAATCACGTTTCGTGTCGATGAAGATATGAAAAATTATATCGAGATGGTCAATTGGATCGAAGGTCTTGGTCACCCAAATTCATTGCAGCAGCTTCGTGACCTATCTCGTTCATCACCGATAGCAATGGCTGACAACATCGGTAAGATGCAAACTCTGACCTCAGATGCTACGCTAACCGTATTGACAAGCCATAAAAATCCCGGTTTGAATGCTGTATTTGAAGATACATTTCCAATTTCGCTATCAGCCCTTCGCTTCACATCGATGGCCAATGATATTGATTATCTAGAAGCGACAGCTACTTTTTCCTATAGGAAATATTCATTACAGCCTATCTAAACCCTGTACATTCATGTGGAAACCTGGTATGATGGCTAGATCATGCAAATTCAAGATATATTAGATAATTGGTCAAAAGATACGCAATTGGATGACCTAAACTTGGACCTCGAGAGTATCAAGGTCCCAGTGCTTCACGGCAAATATCTCGCTTTACTCTCTAAGGAGAGAACTAAAGTTCGTGAGTTATTTGCTAGCAAAAAGACTTTAACTCGTCTTCTGACTTCTTATTATACAGGTAAAGCCACGCAAGATGAGCTGGATAAGCTTGGTCGTGAGCAGTTTCTTGAGCGAATATTAAGAGGTAACATCGAGGATCGCATCACAAATGATTCTGCGATGGTGAAGCTTGAAACCATGCTTGGTTCTCATCAAGAAACCGTTATGGTATTAGAAGAAATCATGAAATCTATAAACAATCGTGGATTTCAAATAAAAAACGTCATTGAGTGGAGAAAGCTCACTGTGGGTATGCGTTGACAGAATCTATACACCTGCATAAGGTGAATGAATCAATGATGCGGCTTGAATGCTCAGCTTCAGTTGCCAGAGAGATATCAGAAAGATTTACCTTTGAAGTCCCAGGCGCAAAGTTTATGCCGTCATTTCGCAGCAAAGTATGGGATGGCAAGGTTCGTCTATTCAATGCTCGTAACTACACCATATATGCGGGCCTAGCACATAATGTGCGTGACTTTCTACAAGATGCTGATTATTCGGTAACATTTGATGATGATTTAATTTCTGAGGATAGTGTCTCACTTATTGAGATACAAGATTTCATCAAGAATTTAAAACTACCGATAGAACCAAGAGATTATCAGATACGTGCTCTGGCACTAGCTATTCGTATGAGACGAGCAGTATTAATATCACCAACGGCCAGTGGTAAGTCGATGGTAGCATATCTCATTTCTCAGTGGTTTGGTGGTCGCACACTGGTTGTGGTACCTACCATATCGTTAGTTATGCAGATGACAAAAGACTTTCAAGATTATGGTTATATTGGTCCAATACATGGTATCAGAGGTGGTCAAGAAAAAGTCGCATCCGATGGTGTCACTGTATCTACTTGGCAATCTGTATATGAAATGAATGAGAATTTCTTTTCGCAGTTTGATATTATCATAGGTGATGAGGCTCATTTATTCAAGGCTAAGAGTCTAATCGGTATCATGTCAAAAATGTCAACTACAAAATATCGTTTTGGTATGACAGGTACCCTTGATGGCGCAGAGGTAAATGAATTAGTATTAGAGGGTTTATTTGGTCGCATTGAGCGACTGGTGAAGACCAAGGATCTTATGGATGCGGGTCATGTGGCAGATTTAAGCATTAAGGTTCTAGTATTAAAGCATGATATTCCAATGCCTCGCGAATCATCTTACCAAGATGAAATTGAACGGATAGTATCAAGCGAAGCTCGCAATCGTTTTATTCGCAATCTTGTTTTATCTCTCAAAGGTAATACTCTTGTATTATATGCTTTGGTTGAAAAACACGGTCAGGTGCTATATGATATGATCAAAGCTAAAGGTGAAGGTAAATCAGTATGCTTTGTTGCCGGTGATACTGAGGCAGAAGATCGTGAAACTATTCGTGCTATGGCAGAATCAACCAGTGATAATATCATTGTAGCATCTTATGGTACATTCAGCACTGGTATTAATATTCGTAATCTTCACAATATCATCTTTGCATCACCCACAAAGAGTCGGATCCGCACCTTACAGTCAATCGGGCGAGGCCTTCGTAAGGGAGATGATAAAGATTCTTGTGTAGTATTTGATGTCGCGGATGATATGTCGTCAAAGACTTTGAAGAACTTCACGCTAAACCATCTTATTGAACGTGTTAAGATGTATAATCAAGAAGGCTTCAAATATGAGATGCATACGATTAGGCTAAAGAACTAATATAGTATATCCTGTAAACGGCAAAACCTATTATACACGGAGTTTTGAAAATGTCAAGCAAAAATCACTATGTGAAGAACGCAGATTTATACACGGCCATGGTTGAATATCGAAAGAGTGTAGTTGCAGCCCGCGAAGCCGATGCCACAAAGCCACGCATTCCGATATACATTGGCGAATGTATAATGAAGATCGCCACTCATCTAGCATATAAGCATAATTTCTCTAATTATACTTTTCGAGATGAAATGATCTCAGATGGGATTGAAAACTGCTTACAATATATCGATAATTTTGACCCAACCAAATCTCAAAATCCCTTTGCATATTTCACTCAGATCATCTATTTTGCCTTTATTCGTCGCATTCAAAAAGAAAAGAAATATCTCTATACAAAATATGCGGCCATTGAACGAGCCAACCTCATGGATGAGACCAGCGAGGTTCAAGAGCATGATAAGAGGTCTGGCACTCGATTCAATGACGAGGTAAGCTATGGTGAGTGGTCTCAAGAGCAAATGGAAAGATTTATGACAAGCTTTGACGAGAGTATGAAAAAACGTAAAAAGCGTAAGAAAGCCGTTGACAAGAGTCCTGAGGATATAGTATAATACAAAATAAGATGCAACATCTATCTGTAATAAAGCTATCGCGGTTAGATTGCTAATACAACGAGCTATTTTTTTGTTGAAATCTTTGATGGAAAGGAGAGTTCGAAATGAGCAAAATTGCGATTATATCGGACACCCACTTTTGGTGTCCGTAATGATAGTCAAGAGTTTCTCAATTATTTCATAAGGTTCTATCAGGATATATTCTTTCCTACGTTGCAGTTGCGCGAGATCAAGACAGTATTGCATCTTGGTGATATTGTTGATCGTAGAAAGTTTATTAGCTATATTACATTGCGTCATATGCGTGAAAGCTTTATTGATAAGCTTGACGAATATGATGTGCATGTGCTTGTGGGCAACCACGATATTCCATATAAGAATACTAATGATATTAATGCAACGCGCGAACTTTTTGTGGGTAAGCCTAATATTAAACTATACATGGACCCAGAAGAGGTAATAATAGGTGACTGTAATATTTTATTTTTGCCTTGGATTAATCAAGAAAACTACCAACAAAGTGTGGAATTAATCAATAGCACGAAGGCCCAGGTTGCAATGGGTCACCTCGAAGTCAAAGGCTTTGATATGTACCGTGGTATGCCTTCTCATGAGGGTTTTGAACCAGCCACATTTGACAAGTTTGATATGGTATTTTCTGGTCATTATCATCATATGTCACGCAAAGGTAATATTCATTATCTGGGCGCGCCATATGAGATGATCTGGTCAGATTGGGGCGATGTTCGAGGCTTTCATATCTTTGATACCCAGACTCGTGAGCTTGAATTTATCGCAAACCCTTACCAGATGTTTCAGAAGATATGGTATAATGATGAAAATACGACTCTTGAGGGACTGCTAGATTCATTTCCTATCGTAAAGAATAAGCAAGTCAAGGTGATTGTGCAATCAAAGACTAACCCATACTGGTTTGATCTATTCATGGGTAAGGTCTATGAAGAAGGCGCACTTGATGTTACTATCGTGGAAGACCATCGCAATATGGATGCTATCTCTGATGAAGAATTGATAAGCGAAGCTGAAGATACTTTGACAATTTTATCAAAATATATTCAAGGTCTTGAGATTGGTGTTGATAAGGGTGATTTGGAGAAATTGATGCGAGGCCTTTATAATGAGGCTCTATCGATGGAGTCTGCTACCTAATGGCTATTCATTTTGAGAAGGCACGTTGGAAAAACTTGCTATCAACAGGTAACGCATTCACAGAAGTTCAACTTGATTTATCACCAAATACATTAATCGTTGGATGCAATGGCGCGGGTAAGTCAACTATTTTGGATGCACTATGTTTTGGTCTGTTTGGTAAGCCATTTCGTAAGATCAAGAAAGATCAGCTACTCAATTCAATCAACCTGAGAGATGGTATGGTTGAGATTGAGTTTAAGACAGGTGGCGCATCTTATATGGTGCGCCGTGGTATCAAGCCAAATATATTTGAGATTTATCGTGATAATGTAATGCTTGACCAGCTTGCGGCCGCGCGCGATCAGCAGGAGATGCTTGAGCGCAATATTCTTAGATTGAATATCAAGTCATTTACACAGATAGTCATACTTGGTTCAGCATCATTCTTGCCGTTTATGCAGCTATCAACTTCGACTCGACGTGAGGTGATCGAAGACTTGCTGGATATTCGCATGTTCTCCACGATGTCATCTTTATTGAAAGAACGTATGGTCAATAATAAGCATGAGCTATCTTTGTTTGACAAAGAATTATCTTCAATCGAAGATATGATATCCGTGCAAAAGGCACGTGATGAATATGATGAACAAATTCGTGCCGACACCATCAAAAAAATTAATGAAAGTATTGAGCTTATCCAGAAAAAAATTGAGGCCCAAGAAATACTATCTGTTGAGATGGATAGTGAAATCGCAAGAGTTGGTGAAGATATGCCTGATATCACTATCTTGCGTGAGAAAATGACTAAGCTTCGTGAGCTTGAGAAATCAATTGATCAGAAGCGTAATAAGGCCAAACGTTTTGTGCAGTTTTATATTGATAATGACACCTGCTCAACTTGTAACCAAACTATTAGTGAATCATTTAAGAATGATAAGATTGAGTCAAAGAAAAAGAGTATTGATGATCTAGATCAAGCTCTGATCAAGCTAACTGATAATATAGATTTGCTTGGTGTGACTATCAATGATACTAATAATAAGCTCAAAGAGATTGACAAACTACATACGCAAAAAACACAGGTATTACAGTCTATCACAGCTGATCAACGTGAAATCAAGACTTTACTGCGCCAAATTGGAGACCTTTCTAAGCCACAAACAAAACCAGATTCAAATATCGTAGAAGATTTATCTCTTAGACTAAAAGCTACAAATATTAAGAAGATTGATGGACTAAAGCAAAAAGAATTACTTGAGATTGCTACAGTAATATTGCGCGACTCTGGTATCAAGTCTAGGATTATCAAACAATACATTCCTGTCATTAATAATCTAGTCAACAAGTATTTGGCCGCGTTGGATTTCTTTGTCAAGTTTGATTTGAATGAATCATTCGAGGAAAAGATTCTGTCACGTCATCGCGATGACTTTACATATGATTCATTTAGCGAGGGTGAGAAAATGCGTATCGATCTCGCACTGTTATTTACCTGGCGCGCCATTGCTAAGATGAAGAATAGCGCCAGCACAAACCTACTCATACTTGATGAAGTTTTTGATGCCTCTCTTGATACCAATGGATGTGATGAATTTTTGAAGCTTATGCAGACACTAGATAATACCAATACATTCATCATATCTCATAAGGGTGATATCCTTCAGGATAAGTTTAAGAATATATTAAGATTTGAGAAGCATAAAAACTTCTCTCGCATAGTAGGAGCTGAATCACAATGATATATTCATTAGCCAGCAATAGCTGGAATTGGCGTGAGAAGCTGGCGATCTTAAAGGTCATGGCAAAGGGTCAATATACTATGGGTGAATATGTCCGAAAGTTTGAGGATGAGTTTGCCAAAAAAATCGGCTCAAGAAATGCTATCATGGTGAATAGTGGTAGTTCGGCTAATCTAGTCATGTTATCTGCTCTGGTCGAAGGTCCTTATGATCTGCAACCAGGTGATGAGGTGATAGTTCCAGCAGTTAGTTGGAGCACTACCTATTTTCCATTGACACAGCTAGGTTTGATTCCAGTATTCATAGATGTGGATGCAAATTATAATATCGATGTGATTAGTGTTCGCAAGGCCATAACCTGTCGCACCAGAGCAGTTTTTGCGGTCAATCTGCTAGGTATGCCGGCAAACCTTGATGTGCTTCGAGACTTATGCAAATCTAATAAAATAATTTTGATTGAGGATAATTGCGAAAGCTATGGCGCTACTTTAAATGATAAACAGGCAGGTACATTTGGCATCGCGGGTACATTTTCTTTCTTTTTTAGTCATCATCTTCAGACTATGGAAGGTGGAATGATTGTCACCGATGATGATGTGCTTGCTGATTATATGAGGTCTATTAGAGCCCACGGTTGGGTGCGCGATTTAAGAACGAATGTATTATATCAAAAAACAGGTGATTCTTTTGAAGATAGTTTTAAGTTTATCTTACCAGGTTATTGTCTTAGACCTCTTGAGATGAGCGGTGCAATCGGATCAGTTCAGCTCAAAAAGATGGATAAGTTTATATCTTATCGCAGAAAAAATGCAAAGATATTTGAATGTGAGTTCTCAGGTTATTATCGCCAGATAGAAACAAATGGTCTGAGGTCTAGCTGGTTTGGATTTGCCATTGTATTACCTTATCAACATAGTGGCCGGCGCAAAGATGTCGTTGATGCTTTGAAAGCTGAAGGTATTGAGACTCGACCTATAGTAACTGGTAATTTCGTAAATCAACCTGTGATTCGTCGGTTTCAACACAAAATCTTTGGCGATCTGACCAATGCAGAGAGATTAGACAAGGATGGTTTTTTCTTGGGTAATGATCATCGTAACTTAGGTAATAAAATTAAGCATGCAAGACAGTTAATCGACCGGACGCTTAGTACATGAAAACCTTGGTATTTGGTGGTTCCGGTATGCTAGGTCAAGCCCTAGTTAAAAGGCTTGAGCAGGATGGTCCTGTAATTGCACTAGGTAGTGCGGTTTGTGATATGACTTACATTGATGAAATTGATATGATTATCAGTAGTGAAAAACCAAATCGAGTCTTTCACTGCGCTGGTTTAGTTGGCGGTATCTTGAAGAATATTGAAAATCAGTTTAATTTTCTGGTCAAGAATACTCAAATGGGCATAAACATTATCGATGTTTGTGTATCTCATCGCATCAAACATTTCTATAATATATCATCTTCATGTGTATACCCCAAAAATTGTGCTCAACCCATGCGTGAGGTAATGCTTGGTTCTGGTCCTCTAGAACCCACAAACCTAGGTTATGCTCTAGCCAAGATGCATGTCATAGAGGCGGTTAGAATGGCGCGTGCCAGCGGTTTTGATTATAAGTCTATGCTATCATGTAATCTATATGGTCCAGGTGATAC